ATAACTTTTTATGAAAATGGTGAACAATAATGAGCAAATTGGAAGATAGTGTAAACGATATTTTAGGTATCGAAAAGAAAAGTACAGATGTAACCGTTTCAGACTTTGAACAACCAGCACCTGTACCTAGAAAAATAGATGAGAATAAACCTCATGTTGACCAAGATTATGAAAATAGTAGAGAAAACTATTATAATCTTATTGACAAAGGCAATCAAGCAATTGAGGGTATATTAGATATTGCAAAAGAAGGCCAACACCCTAGAGCATATGAAGTTGCAGGTCAATTGATTGGGCAAGTTGCACAAACGGTAGATAAACTACAAGACTTACAAAAGAAATTAAAAGATTTAAAAGAAGTGCCAAACAAGGCAAATACAAATATTAAAAATGCTTTATTTGTAGGTTCGACAAACGAATTACAAAAAATGTTGAGGAAAAATGATGAAACTATTGAAGTCACAAAGACAAGTACCGAAGAAAAAGATATTTCAAATAAGTGATTTAACTTATATTAAGTCAATGACACCTCTGCCTGAATTACTAAAAGGCGAAGAGTTAATCAATCCAATAGAAGTAATGAGACATGCTGTATCAAAGACACCAAGATATGGTGCCGGTGGTAAACCTTATACTGAAAAAGAATTTAGTGTATGGCGTGGTAGTCAGAGAGTACAGGCTGCTATAAAATTAGGTTATACACATATAGAGGGCATAGTAATTAATGATTGATTTAGTGAATAACAAATATCAAGTTTTTGATAATTTAGTATCAAAAGAAACGCAAGATTATATTGAAAGTATGTTGTTAGATGGTGATAATTTTCCTTGGTTTTTTAATGATACAAGTTGCAAGTTAGATGAAGAAGACCAAGGAATGCCTTTCTATGATTATATGCAATTTTCACATTCATTTGTATTAGACTATAAAGAAAACTCTTCTGCTAAAGGTTTAGTATTAGATAAATTATTAAAAGAAGTTGATATTAAAAATCAAGTAATAAGAGCAAAGGCAAACTTAAAACCTATTGCTCCTATGGGAGATTTAGACAAACATAATAAACCTCACTATGACCAAAAAGAAGACCATTTTGTAGGTTTATATTATGTAAATGAAAGTGATGGAGATACTTGGTTGTTTAATGAAGATAAAGCAATGTTAGCAAGAATAAAACCAAGAAAGGGTAGATTACTTGTATTTGATGGCAATTTATTACATGCGGCTTCACATCCGTATTATGCAAAGAAAAGACTAGTAATAAACATAGATTTTAAAAAATGAGTACAGACGCATATCTAGGTAATCCTAATTTAAAAAAGGTAAACACACCTATTGAATTTACGAAAGAACAAATCGTAGAATATCAAAAGTGTGCTGAAGACCCTATTTACTTTATGGAAAAATATATCCGTATTGTATCTCTTGATGAAGGTCTAGTGCCTTTTAATATGTATGATTTTCAAAAACATATTGTAAGAACAATACACGACAATAGATTTACAATATGCAAATTACCAAGACAATCAGGTAAATCTACAACAACCGTATCTTATCTATTACATTTTGCATTGTTTAATCCTAATTCAAACATTGCCATACTTGCAAACAAATCATCTACTGCTAGAGATATATTAGGTCGTGTTCAACTTGCATATGAAAATTTACCAAAATGGTTACAACAAGGTGTTATAAACTGGAACAAAGGTAATATTGAATTAGAAAACAAGTCAGTAATTGTGGCGGCTGCAACATCTTCAAGTGCTATTCGAGGTGGTTCTTATAATATTATCTTTCTTGATGAGTTTGCTTTCGTTCCTGCTAATATTGCCGAAATGTTTTTTAGCGCAGTTTATCCTACCATATCTGCTGGTACAAAAACTAAAATGATTATTGTATCTACACCTTATGGTATGAACCAGTTTTACAAATTATGGACAGACGCAGAGAATAAAAGAAATGATTATGTACCTATTGAAGTACATTGGTCAGAGGTACCAGGTAGAGATGAGGCATGGAAAGAAGCAACAATTAGAAACACCTCACCTGAGCAGTTTCAACAAGAGTTTGAGTGTGAATTTTTAGGTAGTGTTAACACATTAATTAATCCTGCTAAGATTAAAAATATGGTCTTTCAACAACCATTACAATCTAATGGTGGTTTAGATGTATATGAGAAACCTGAAAAAGATAAAACATATGTAGCAATGGTTGATGTTGCTAGAGGTGTCACAAAAGATTATTCAGCATTTGTAGTAGTAGATATAACACAAATACCATATAGAGTTGTAGCAAAATTTAGAGATAATGAAATTAAACCTTTATTGTTTCCTCATAAAATAGAACAAGTGTGTAAGGCATATAATCATGCACATGTAATTGTAGAAACAAATGATTTAGGTCAACAGGTTGCAGAGGCATTGCAATTTGAATTAGAGTATGATAATCTATTAATGACTACACAAAGAGGTAGAGCAGGTCAAATATTAGGCGCTGGTTTTTCAGGAAGAGGGACTGGTTTTGGTGTTAAGATGACCAAACAAATTAAAAAAATAGGTTGTTCAAATATTAAATCATTAATTGAAGGAGATAAAATTGTAATAAATGATTTTGATATGGTGGGTGAGATGTCTACCTTTGTAAAACGAGGTCAATCATGGCAGGCCGAAGATGGTAATACAGACGATTTAATGATGTGTTTAGTCATATTTGGCTGGTTATCTAATCAACCTTTTTTCAAAGAGATGACAGATACAAATGCTCGTCAAATACTATACGAGGAACAACAAAAACAAATAGAGCAGGATATGGCGCCGTTTGGTTTCGTAGATGATGGTATACCAGACCATGAGAAACCTGAAGTTGATGAATATGGTACACTTTGGCATCCGGTGACATACAAGAGGGATTAGTGAGGTTTGCGTATCTTATAAATATCATTGAGGTAATTAAGTTTATCTTATGATAGATTTAAATATGGGCGTATGAATAATACGAAATTTGAAGTAAAAAAACTATTATTTAATTTGCAAATTAAAAGGAGAACCTAAATGGCATTTCAAGTATCACCAGGTGTTCTCGTACAGGAAAAAGACTTAACAAGAATTATTCCTGCCGTTTCAACATCTACTGGAGCTTTTGCTGGTAAATTCGCAAAAGGACCGTTAGATGAGGTAGTGACTATTTCTAGTGAACAAGAGTTAGTATCCGTATTTGGCAAACCAGACGCTGATAATTTCGAAGATTTTTTTAGCGCCGCTGCTTTTCTACAATACTCTAACGCTTTAAGAGTTGTCCGAGTACAGAATTCATCTGTATCAAACGCTACCGAAAGTGGTTCAGCGTTTGTAATCAAAAATCTAACTGATTACCAAGATAACTATGCTGATGGTTCTGGTTCTGTTGGACAATGGGCTGCTAGAACAGCAGGCGCCCATGGTAACTCAATAGCGGTACATGTTTGTCCGTCTGCTCAAGCATACGAAGAATTAAACATAACAACCGTTAATGACGCTTCAACAGCAACTGGAGATACGGTAGTAACCGTCACATCTGGCACAGGCATTGGTATTGGTGACATTGTTAACTTTGGCGATAATCACGAATACAGAGTTATAAATGTTGCAACAAATGATTTAACAATAGTAAGAAAAAACGAACCTGATTATTTCGCAGCTAGCGATTCCTCTGGTCTTGTTGAAGCACTAACAAATGGTGCTCAAGTAAGAAGAAGATGGAAGTATTATGACCTAGTTAAGAAAGCACCAGGAACATCTACATTCGTATCACAAAAAGGTGGTTCAAATGATGAACTACACATTGTCGTAGTTGACGAAGATGGCGACATCACAGGAACAAAAGGTGATGTATTAGAAGTTTATGACGCATTGTCAAAAGCTTCAGACGCAAAACTTCCTCAAGGCGAAACAAACTATTACCCAACGGTAATTCAGAATAAGTCTAATCACATATTCTGGATGGACCACAACACAGGCGGTTCAAACTGGGGTAATGCAGGTACTTCAACTTTCACAGCAGTTGCAGACCCTATTTCAGTATCACTTCAAAGTGGTTCAAATGGGAGTGCTTCAACAACTGGTCAGTTAAGAGTTGCATATGAGAAGTTTGCTGATACAGACACGGTTGATGTTGGACTTATCATAGGTGGTAAGTGTGACGCAACTCACATTGACAACCTTATTACAATCGCAGAAAACAGAAAAGACGCAATAGCATTTGTGTCTCCTGAAAGAAGTGATGTACTTAATGTTGACGGAAGCACAGCAACATCTAATGTTGTTTCTTTCTTCAATGGTATCCGTTCATCTTCATATGTTGTATTCGATAGTGGATACAAATATATGTACGACAGATATAACGATATGTACAGATATATACCTTTAAACGGTGACATGGCAGGTCTAGCTGCACGAACTGATTTAATCGCAGACGCTTGGTACTCACCAGCAGGATTAAACAGAGGTGTTGTAAGAGGCGCTGTTAAACTTGCATACAATCCTACAAAAACACAAAGAGATGACCTTTACAGAGCTAGAGTAAATCCAGTAGCGACCTTCCCAGGTCAAGGTACGGTTTTATTTGGCGATAAAACAGGTCTATCAACTCCAAGTGCTTTTGATAGAATAAATGTAAGAAGATTGTTTATCGTATTAGAAAAGGCGATTGCTACGGCTGCTAAATTCCAATTGTTTGAATTCAATGATGAATTTACAAGAGCGAACTTTAGAAACATAATCGAACCTTTTTTAAGAGAAGTACAAGGTAGAAGAGGTGTCACAGACTTTTTAGTAGTGTGTGATGAAACTAACAACACAGGTCAAGTAATAGACGCTAACGAATTCGTTGCTGAAATCTTTATTAAACCAGCGAGAGCAGTTAACTTTATTACTTTACAATTTATCGCAACCAGAACTGGTGTCAGTTTTGATGAAGTTGCAGGTTAAGGTAGAGGAGAAATAAAATGGCAAACATTAACGACTTCAAAGCTAAACTTGCAGGTGGTGGCGCAAGAGCCAATCAGTTTAAGGTAACAATGCCTTTTCCTGGTTACGCACAAGTTGGCGGCGAGATAGAAGACCTTGCTTTCTTATGCAAAGCAACAGCATTACCAGGTATGTCAGTACCTAGTTTTAATGTACCTTTTAGAGGTAGAGCTGTTAAGATAGCAGGTGATAGAACAATCGAAGACTGGAACATAACGGTACTAAACGATACAAATTTCAAATTAAGAAACGCATTTGAAAGATGGTCGAATGGTATAAACAACATGACAGACAACGAAGGATTAACAAATCCGGCGGACTATCAAGTTGACGCTTTCGTTGACCAGTTAGATAGAAACGGTGCAACTATAAAAAGTTATACGCTTAGAGGCGCATTTCCAACTATAATTGCTCCAATTGAGTTGACATATGACGAGGCTACAGCAATCGAAGAATTTGCTGTTACCTTTGCGTATCAATATTTTGAAACAAACACAACTACTTAATAGTATTATAAGTAGTTTAAGGAGAATATATAATGGCTGATTTATTTGGGTTTTCTATTACACGGAAAAAGCAACAGGCAGACCCGAAACAAAGCTTTACACAACCACAGGCGGATGATGGTACACAAACTATCGCCGCCGGTGGATATTTTGGTCAGTACCTTGACATGGAAGGTACTGCCAAGAATGAGCAAGACTTAATCCGAAGATACAGAGAAATTTCACTCCATCCGGAGTGTGACATGGCTATCGAAGATATTATCAACGAAGCAGTTGTATCTAACGAGATGAAAGAGGCAGTAAAGCTTAATTTGGATAACTTGCCTTACGGTAAAGATGTAAGAAGAAAAATCGAAAACGAGTTTAGTGAAGTATTAAGGTTGTTAAACTTTAGTACAAAAGGTCACGATATCTTTAGAAGATGGTATGTTGACGGAAGAGTTTATTATCATAAAGTAATTGATAGAGAAGAAACTTCCAGAGGTATTACTGAATTAAGATATATTGACCCTAGAAAAATTAAGAAGATTAGAGAAGTAAGAAAGAAACGACCAGATGTTTCAACTCCTCATGGTCTTACGGTTGTAGATGAATTCGAAGAATATTTTATGTACAACGAAAAAGGTGTCACGAATACGACATCTGGTGGTATTAAGATTGCCGTTGACGCAATTGCATTTGTACCATCTGGATTAATTGACCAAAATAAGAACCAAGTATTATCTTATTTACATAAGGCAATTAAACCAACAAATCAATTAAGAATGATTGAGGACTCGGCAGTTATTTACAGAATTGCTAGAGCACCTGAAAGAAGAATTTTTAAGATTGATGTAGGTAATTTACCTAAAGTAAAAGCTGAACAATATCTACGAGATGTTATGGCAAGATATAGAAATAAACTTGTCTATGACGCAAACACAGGTGAAATCAGAGACGACAGAAACTATATGTCTATGTTGGAAGATTTCTGGTTACCAAGTAGAGAAGGTGGTAGAGGCACATCTATTGATACTTTACCAGGCGGACAAAATTTAGGTGAAATACAAGATATAGAATACTTTAGAGCAAAACTTTATAGAAGTTTAAATGTTCCTGTAAGTAGATTAGAAGGCAGTCAAGGTTTTAATCTTGGCCGTTCTACTGAAATTACAAGAGATGAACTTAAATTTACAAAGTTTGTTCAAAGATTAAGAAAGAAATTTACAGAGTTATTTAACGACATACTGAAAACTCAATTAGTATTGAAAAAAGTTATTGCTGAAGAAGATTGGCATAATGTTAAAGAAAATTTAGCGTATGACTTTTTACAAGATGGTCACTTTGCAGAATTAAAAGATAGTGAGTTATTATTGGAAAGATTGAGATTGGCAAATGAAATGCGTGATTATGTTGGTAAATATTTTTCTGTGGAATATGTACGAAAAAATGTACTAAAACAAAACGAGAGAGAAATAGAAGACATTGACAATCAAATTAAGAAAGAGATTGATGATGGTATTATTTCTGCTCCAACAGACGACTTAAATAATAAAATCTAGGAGGATTAGATGAGTGAAAGTACGAACAAATTTATTGACGCATTAGCAAAAGGCGATAATGTAGCCGCTGGTGACGCATTTAAGGACGCTTTAAGAGATAAAGTGGCAGATAGTCTTGACGCAAAAAGACAAGAGTTAGCAGGACATATCTTTAATCAAAACCCGGAAGTAAATAATGGTGCGACTGAATTTTCAGACCCTAAACCAAATGTTGCTGACCCGGCACCTGAAACAGGTCAGGTAATTGATACGCAAGGAAACCAAATAGAGTTTACACCGAACAATGCAGAACCAGAAAGTCAAGACAAGTAATTACCTGTCAAAAGGTATAGATACTGAAACATTTAGAAGTTTGCCACCATTACATAAAAATGTGGTGACAGACTTCTTTAATACGGTAGAAGAAGATGGTAATGTAATTGATAGGGTAGAAAACGCTATTGATGTAGTTGCTAGTAAACATAATGTGAATACAGATATATTATATAATTACATAGAAAAAGAGGTAGGTATTTAAATGGCATGGGTAGATATTCCAGGTTCAAATAGTGTGTGGCAATATGAAAATACTGCTACGGCGTCTAATACATATGCAAGTGCTCCAGGCACATACTCTGGTGGTGTAAGAACTTTCACACAACCAGGTACAGGTTTAGAAACTAAAGTATATGTAAGAACAAGAAAAAAAGGCGAAACAACTGAGCGTGGTGAACTATCTAAAACATTTTTTGACGCTACACATATAGGATTTTAAATGGCAGACCAGATAACAACACAAACAATTGCTGACACCTCTGGTGTTAAGTATGTTACCAAAATGACAAATTTTTCAGACGGCACAGGCGAGAGTTTAGTCACAAAGGTAGACGCTTCAGCTACGACATTTATGAGTGAAGACGCAGAGAGAAAAATCAGTAAGATTTGGTACTCTATTAATACTACTAATCAAAAATCAGCAGTAGAATTGTTGTGGGCTGGTACAGGTTCTAATCAAACTGCTGTTATTTTAAGTGGTAACGGATATTGGGACTTTAGAGAAGCAGGAGATGAGTTGAAAAACAACGCTACCGGCGCTACTGGAGATGTTCTATTATCGACAAGAAACTTTGCTAATGGCGACAATTACACAATTATTGTAGAGTTTAGATAAAAAACCTTATAAATAGTACAATAGAGAGAGAAAAATGAAACTAATTTCTGAAGAAGTATCAAACGCCGAATATCTTGTTGAAGAGAAGAACGGTAAAAAAGAACACAAAATTAGAGGTGTATTCTTACAATCTGAATTAAAAAACAGAAATGGTAGAGTGTACCCGAAAACGATTTTAGAGAGAGAAGTAAGTCGTTATAACAGAGAATTTATCAATAAGAATAGAGCATTTGGTGAGTTAGGACATCCTGACGGACCAACGGTAAATTTGGAAAGAGTTTCACACATGATTACGAAACTTCATCCAGATGGAAATAATTTTATTGGTGAAGCAAAAATTATGGATACACCATACGGTAAGATTGTAAAAAGTCTTATTGATGAAGGCGCTCAATTAGGAGTATCTTCAAGAGGTATGGGTTCCGTAATACAAAAGTCCGATGGTAACTATGTAAAAGATGACTTTTACCTAGCGACAGCGGCCGACATTGTAGCAGACCCCTCTGCTCCAGACGCTTTCGTAGAAGGCATAATGGAAAACAAAGAGTGGGTATGGGATAATGGCGTATTAGTAGAAAAAGATATTGAAGCATGGAAGAAGTATGTGGAGAACGCTAAACGAAACGCAATAGCAGAAGCTAAGGCGGATGTGTTTAAAAAGTTTCTTCAAAATCTTTAATGTTATAAATATCTAATGAAAAACAAAAAAAACATATGTTTTTAATTTTAAAAGGGAGAATTCTCAATGGCCGATACAGAAACAAAAATTGAGGCGTTAGAACAAGAAGCGGTAGCTGAGGCGAATGCTCAAGCGGACGCTCCCAAGAAGAATGCTGTAGCGGCTGAACCTTCTCACATTGCAAAAATGAACAATGCTGAAGATTTAGGTCCAGCTGTTGTTAAACCAACAGACAGCAATCCTGACGCAACAAAAAAATCAAAAAAAGTTTCTGACCAAATTAGTGCAACGGCTGATAAAGGTGGTTCACCAGACACAGCAGGCAAACCTGATACGGATGCCGGCGTGACTAAAGTAGCTCACCCAGGTCAAAGTGCTAAAGTGGAAGAAACTGAAGCTTCAGAGGATAAAGACGCTGTAAACGAAGGCGAAATGCCGGCTGGATTAAAGAAATATCTTGATAAGAAGGCTGACAAAAAAGACGAGAGCAAAGAAGATGAGAAATCAGACAAGAAAGACGAAACTTACGGAATGAAAAAGGCGTCTTACAAAATGAATAAAGAAGAACTTGATACTCATATGGCTGCTCTAGTTGCTAACGAAGCAGATTTATCTGAAGAGTTTAAAACAAAAGCTGCAACCGTATTTGAAGCGGCGATACAATCTAAAGTAAAAGAAATCGCTGAAGAAATGGAAGCAGATTATAACACTAAATTTGAAGACGAGAGTGCTAAAGCAAAAGCCGAATTAGTTGAAAAAGTGGATTCATACTTGAACTATGTAGTTGAAGAGTGGATGAAAGACAACGAAGTTGCTTTAGAAAGAGGAATCAAAGGCGAAATCGCTGAAGATTTTATCTCTGGTCTTAAAAAACTATTCGAAGACCACTACATTGATGTTCCTGATGACAAGTACAATGTACTTGAAGACCAGGCTTCTAAAATTGAAGAATTAGAGAAGAAACTCAATGAAGAGGTAGAGAAGAATGTTAACCTTGCGAAAGACAATGGCGAGTACACAAAAAAACAAATCGTAGCGGAAGCTGGCGAGAGTTTAACTGATACTCAAAAGGAAAAATTTGCGAAGTTAACTGAAGAGATTGAGTATTCAAATGCTGAAGACTTTAAAAACAAGGTAGAGACCGTTAAGGAATCATACTTTGCTGACAAGGCGAAAGCAGATGAACAATTAGATAATGTGGCGGCTGCAGGCGAGACTTCTAACGAAGACTTGTCGAATGCTATGGCTGCTTACGCTGCCGCTATAAGCAAAACTAAAGATATTAAAATATCTTAAGGAAATATAAAGGGAGAAAAAAACATGTATCTTTCAGAAACACATGAAAAAAAATGGCAGCCTGTTCTGGAGCATCCAGATTTACCAAAAATCGAGGATTCTTACAGACGAGCCGTCACATCAGTTATCTTGGAAAACCAGGAAGCTGCTTTAAAAGAAGATAAAGCCTTCTTAAACGAAGCCGCTCCTACCAACTCAACTGGTTCTGGTGTTGCAAATTGGGACCCAATCCTAATTTCTTTAGTAAGAAGAGCAATGCCAAATCTTATTGCATACGATATCGCAGGTGTACAACCTATGACTGGTCCAACTGGACTTATCTTTGCAATGAGAAGTAGATATACTTCACAAACAGGTGCTGAAGCTATGTTTGACGAAGCAGACACAGACTTTTCAGGTCGAAACGCTGCTGGTTCAAGCGTTGATGGTTTCTCATCTAGCGCAAACTCTGGCACAAACCCAGCTGTATTAAATGATGGTTCCCCAGGAACTTACACAACTGGTACAGCAATGACTACAGCGGCTGCTGAAGCATTGGGTGATGACAGCGGTAATCAATTCGCAGAGATGGCTTTCTCAATCGAGAAATCTACGGTAACTGCTAAATCAAGAGCTCTTAAAGCTGAATACACTATGGAACTTGCTCAAGACCTTAAAGCAATCCACGGTTTAGACGCTGAGACTGAATTAGCAAACATCTTATCTGCTGAAATTCTTGCTGAAATCAACAGAGAAGTAGTAAGAACTATTTACACTAACGCAGAAAAAGGAGCACAAACTGGTAATGTCACAACTGCTGGTATCTTCGATTTAGACACGGATTCTAACGGTAGATGGTCAGTTGAGAGATTTAAAGGTTTAATGTTCCAAGTAGAAAGAGACGCTAACAGAATAGCACAAAGAACAAGAAGAGGAAAAGGTAACATCATTATCTGTTCTTCAGATGTTGCTAGTGCGCTTCAAATGGCTGGTGTTCTTGACTATACACCTGCATTAAATAACAATCTTAATGTTGACGACACAGGCAATACTTTTGCTGGTGTATTAAACGGCAGATATAAAGTGTACATTGACCCATACTCAGCTAATAGTGCTGCTAAGCAATACTATGTTGTAGGTTACAAAGGTACTTCACCATATGACGCTGGATTATTCTATTGTCCATATGTACCTCTACAAATGGTTAGAGCTGTTGGTCAGGATACTTTCCAACCAAAAATCGGTTTCAAGACTAGATATGGATTAGTTGCTAACCCATTCGCTGAAACTGGTGCGATTTCAGGTGCTGCTACAGCAGTAAATGACGCTGGTTCTGCTAACGCTAACAGATACTACCAAAGAGTGCAAATCGCAAACTTAATGTAATATCAGTTTGGTGTTATTACCAACATTCAAAAGGGGGCGAGAAATCGCCCCTTTTTTTTGGCCTTCCTCCTGGATGGATAAATAATAGTATGAGTACAACGAGAGCATACGATAGACAACCTACAAAAACAGATTACGCTGACCCTACAAAGTTTAAGTTTAGTATTCTAAAACTACCAAAGGTCGAGTATTTTTGCACAGCTGTAAATATACCTGGTGTATCAGTTGCTACAAGAGTACAACAATCACCATTGGCAGATATACCATTACCAGGTGAAAAGGTTGATTTTTCTGATTTAGAAATGACATTTTTAGTTGATGAAAATTTAGAAAATTATAGAGAAATACATGGTTGGTTAATGGGTCTAGGCTTTCCAAAAGACCATGCACAATCAAGAGAAGCTCTAGGTGCAGGTAGTGATAGATTTCCAACATCAAGTGGTTCAAATTTATCAAGTGACCCAGGCAAAACAAAATACGGAGCGACAGCCATAGGCGCTTTATTTTCAGACGCAACACTAACAATATTGTCAAGTAAAAACAATCCTGTTCAAGAAGTAAGATTTTCTGATATGTTTCCTGTATCACTAACAGGATTACAATATAATCAACAAGCAACAGATGTGGATTATCTAACAGCAAGTGTTGTTTTTTCATATAAAATTTACGAATTTGCTCAGATAAATTCATCAGCAACAACGATAGTTTCTTCTTAAAAACTTCGTTAAAAGCTTTACATTTTAAGGGTTTTATGATATATTATTACTATAACTGGAGATATTATGACACTAGACGAACTACAAGAAAAGATTGAGAAAGACATGAAACTCAACGATACCGAGTTAGACTTGGAATCGTTAAAGACACCTCAATTACATAACAAATATATGAAACAACTTAATAATTTTAAATTGTTATTGAGTAGAGCAGAGGCTGACTTAGCCACAATCAAAAAAGATAAATGGGAATATTACACAGGCAAATCTGACCCACAGGTCTATGCTGATAAACCATTTAATTTAAAAATTTTAAAACAAGATGTTGACCAATATATACAATCAGATGAAGAATATATAAAAGCAAAACAAAAAGTAGATTACTTATCTACAATAACAGATTATCTTGATAGAACAATAAGACAAATTTCAAATAGGACATTCACTATAAAGAACGCCATAGAGTGGCGAAAGTTTACTAGTGGAGCTATTTAATGAGATACGATACTTTATTCCCTACACAAATACAAATTACAGACAACATTCTGGCTGATGGTGACAGACAGATTATATTGAATGATATTAACACAAAAAGAATGAACAGCTTTTCTAAAAACTGGCAATCAGAACCTAATTTAAATGAACAATATTGTTATCAACCATTGGTTGACAAATTAGTATATCACACAGCAATGTATTTTGAAGAGATGAAATACAAATATGAAGGATTTAAAATTACTGATATGTGGGCAAATGTATTAGACCAAAACGAAATGCATAGACCACATGGCCATTCAAACAATATGTTAAGTGGTGTTTATTATGCAAAATCAGATAAAGGACATCCAGGTATTGTCTTTCAGGACCCTAGACCTCAAGTTGATATATTAGTACCTGAAATAAGAGAGTTTAAAAAAAATAATTCTTCAATATGGTCTTATGACGCTATTCAAGATAGAATGATATTATTTCCGTCATGGCTAAAACATTATGTACCTGTAAATGAAATAGATAAAGAAAGAGTAAGTATCTCTTTTAATATAATGTTTGACGGTAAACTTGGCCGTTCGGAAGACTTTCAATCAGCGAGATTTTAATGACTTTAACCCGATATATTGTCATAGACAAAAAAGATGATGTCTATTTAAAGATTGAGGCAGATGATAATATTCGTAGAGAACTTGGTGAATACTTTACATTTGAAGTACCAGGTTTTAAATTTATGCCTCAATATAGAAACAGAGTATGGGACGGAAAAATTAGACTATACTCGTATCAAACAGGCCAAATATATGTTGGTCTATATCCTTATATATTAGATTGGTGCGAAAAGAATGATGTACATATCGTTGATGGTACTAAAATTAAAGAAACAAAGATTGATGAAAAACAATTAAACGGTTTCGTAAAGGCATTAAAGATACCTTTCGAAGTAAGAGATTATCAACTAGAGGCATTTAAACATGGTATTAAAAGAAATAGGTGTTTATTACTATCTCCAACAGCCTCTGGTAAATCTCTTATTGTTTATATGTTGGTACGATTTTTCTCTATAAAAATAAAAGAGACAAAAAATAACAAAATTTTGATTATCGTACCGACTACCTCTTTGGTAGAACAATTAGCAAAAGACTTTGGTGACTATGGTTGGAATATAAAAAATGTACATAAGATATATCAAGGTCACGATAAAGAAACAAATAAAAAGGTTGTTATATCTACATGGCAATCTATCTATAATCTACCTAAAAAATGGTTTTCACAATTTGGTTGTGTGATTGGTGATGAGGCACACTTGTTTAAGGCAGTATCATTAACAAAAATAATGTCTAAACTTGTTAAGTGTCCTCATAGAATAGGTCTTACAGGTACATTAGATGGTACAAAAACACACAAATTAGTATTAGAAGGATTGTTTGGTTCTGTTAATAAGGTTGTATCAACAACTGAATTACAAGAAAAGAAACAACTGGCGGATTTACAGATATATTGTTTAGTATTAAAACATGGTAAAGATGAAAGAAAACATGCACATGGTTTTAACTATCAAGATGAGATGGATTATATAGTACAAAGTGACAAAAGAAATAAATATATAAGAAACCTTTGTGCTAATCTACAAGGTAATTCGTTATGTTTATTTCAGTATGTAGAAAAACACGGCAAAAATTTACATGAAATGATACAAAAAAAGGCGGCCGATAAACAAGTCTTTTTTGTATATGGAGGAATAGAAACAGATGACAGAGAAAAGATTAGAGAAATTACAGAGAAAAGTGATAACGCTATTATCGTTGCGTCTTACGGCACTTTCTCAACAGGTATCAATATTCGAAACTTACATAATATTGTGTTTGCTTCTCCTAGTAAGAGCAGGATAAGAAACTTGCAATCTATTGGTAGAGGCTTAAGATTAAAAGATAATAATTCACACGCTACATTATATGATATAGCAGATGACTTAACATATAATGAAAAAGAGAATTACACTCTCCAGCACTTCCGAGAAAGGATAAATATATACAATGAAGAACAATTTGATTATCAAATCCATAATGTGGAGTTAAATAACCATGCACCAAAATAACGAAGAAATAAAGATAATAAAATTAATAAATGGTGAAGATGTTATTTGTAAGATAACAAAAGGTAAGTCACAATTACCTGATAATGCTCCTCTATTGAGATTAGAAAAACCATTGTTAATTAAATATGTACCACAATTGTCGCCATTCGGCATAAAGGATTATGTTGCATTGACGAAGTGGACTGCCTATACTCCTGATAAAATTATTACTATCCCTAAAGATAAAATAATGACTATCACAAATGCGAGTATAGAGATGACAAATTCATATCACAAACTTTCGGCCGCCTACGACAAGGTTCCGACCGAAGTCCCCCCGAGTATGAAACTAAAAGACGAATTGCAAAGATTGAGTGAAGAAGAAAATGAAGAATTGAATGAAATATTTGATGAACACAACGACAAGAGAACTATACACTAGCTTAAAGTCTGTCTTAAAGGCGCTACACCGCTATTATACAGACCGAAGAAAGATTGTCAACCGTGGAATCGGCATTGACAATTAAATTATATTAATATAAAATGAGGATATTATGGCCGCAAAAAAAGAACATTATGTCAACAACAAGGAATTCTTGGCTGCTATGGTCGAGTACAAAAAAGCTGTTGAACATGCAAAGAAGAAAAAATTAGACAAACCACCAGTTACCGATTATATCGGTGAGTGTTTTCTAAAGATAGCAAATCATCTATCATATAGACCTAACTTTATAAATTACACATATAGAGACGATATGATTAGTGATGGTATTGAGAATTGTTTACAATACCTAGATAACTTTAATCCAAAAACATCAAACAATCCGTTTGCTTATTTTACACAAATAATCTATTACGCATTTGTAAGAAGAATACAGAAAGAAAAGAAACAAACGGTTATCAAACAAAGAATGATTGCCGAGGCAAATTATGATGATATGACCTTGCAACCAGGAGAAGACAGAGAGTTTAGAAATCAATTTACTGAATTCTTACAAAGAAATTTACCTTTAGAAGAAGATAAACTACCTACTAAAAAGAAGAAAAAAGCGAAGAAAAAATGACCAAGTATGAAGTAATAGATGACTTCTTACCTAAAGAGCAGTTTTCAATTATAGAAGGCGTGTTTATGGGTAAAGTTTTTCCATGGTTTTATGAACCTGGTGTATCAGCTAAATCCAAGGTTGACAAAAACAACATTTACATGTACCATCTAGTCTACCAAGACTGGCAACCTAATTCGCCACAATTTGATTTGTTGTTACCTTTGTTAATTAAACTAGAGGCAAAAGCAATATCGAGAATAAAGGCAAACTTTTATCCTGGCACACCTGTACAACATGAACATGGTATGCATAGTGATTTTAAATGGCCTCATAAGGGGGCATTGTATTCCATTAACACATGTGATGGTTATACAAAACTAGAAGACGGAACAAAAATTAAAAGTGTCGCAAATAGAATGTTATTATTTGACGCAAGTAAACCACATACTTCAGCGACATGTACAGACGCAAACGCAAGGATTAATATAAACATTAATTATTTTTAATATGAAGATAGCACTATTGAATGATACTCATTTTGGTTGCAGAAATGATAGTCCAGCATTTATGGAGTATCAGAATAGATTTTATGACAATCTATTTTTTCCGTACCTTATAGAAAATAATATAAAAACACTTATTCATTTAGGTGATGTGGTTGATAGAAGAAAATTTATCAATCATAAAACAGCGTACAATTTTAAACATAAATTCTGGAACAGACTAGAAGAACTAGGTATTGAAACACATATTATACTAGGCAACCATGACACATATTATAAGAACACAAATGAAATAAACGCAATACAAAATTTAAACATTAATAAAGACGCCAAAATATATACAAATCCAACAGAGGTTAATATTGGCGATTTAGATATGTTATTCTTACCATGGATATGTGATGAAAATTATGATGATAGTATTCACGCAATAGACACAACCAATTCACAAATATGCATGGGTCATTTAGAAGTAAAAGGTTTCGAAATGCACAAAGGCCATTTCAATGACCATGGTTTAGAAGGCAATCAATTCAAAAGATTTGAAAGAGTAATGTCTGGTCATTTTCATAAAAAGTCAGATGATGGCCGTATCTATTATCTAGGTACACAATATGAAATGACATGGTCAGACTTTGGTTGTCCTAAAGGTTTTCACATATTCGATACATCAAATAGAGAACTAGAACATATTAGAAACCATGATGTTATATTTAAAAAAATTATATATGATGATACAAAAGAAGATTATCTATTCAAAGAAATAAAAGAATATGATAGTTGTTTTGTAAAACTATTTGTATCTCAAAAAACAAACAATGATATGTACGAAAGGTTTATTGAAAGACTATACAATCAAATTAATTTACATGAATTACAAGTTGTTGAAGATATGTCAGATATAAACTCCTCTGTTAGAGAAGACATACTTGACCAAGGAGAAGATACATTGACATTTTTAGGTAATTATATAGACCAAGTAGAAACAGATGTTGACAAACAAAAATTAAAAGCATTTGCAAAAGAACTATATGTGGAGGCAAACGAATGAGCGAAGTACATAATTTTGGTCCTATTGTTTATCAAACTAAAGTTGACCAATATATACTAGATTATTTAAAAAAAGAAGGTGATGAAATGGTTGCCGAAAGTAAAAGAAATTATAATCATAGATTAGCAGGTCATCTAAAAAATCAACATAGATTTAGTGAAGAAACTATACAATGGTTTTATGGAGAAACTTATCAACATTTTCAAGATTATATAAGTGCTTTAGAAAAACATAAAGGTGTTATTTCAAGAGGTAGATTGCAATATAAAGCATTATGGATAAACTACATGAAAGCAGGTGACTTTAATCCAGCACATGTACATTCTAACGATATATCATTTGCCTTATTTGTAGATGTACCAAAAAAAATACACGAAGAAACATATACACACGAAGCTGATAGTGCTGTTCCAGGACATATATCATTTTTTTATGGTGAAGATAATAATTATTCAATAAGCAGTATGGCGTTTGCACCTCAAACTGGTGACATTTATATATTTCCTGCTAAGTTAAGACATTTTGTAGCGCCTTTTAAAAGTGATGTGACTAGAATATCATGTAGTGGTAATTTGGATTATAAATGATAGTATTTAAAAAGATTAGATATCAAAATTTTTTATCAAGTGGTAATGTACCAATAGAGATAGATTTAGACAAAGCTTCTACTACTCTAATTGTAGGTACAAATGGTAGTGGTAAGTCAACACTATTAGACGCCTTATGTTTTGCATTATTTAATAAACCATTTAGAATAATTAAGAAAGAACAAATGGTCAATACTATTAATAATTCAGAGGCCATAGTAGAAGTAGAATTTATGGTTGGTACAAAGAACTATATTGTAAGAAGAGGTATCAAACCAAATATCTTTGAGATTATATGTGATGGTGAACAATTAAATCAAGACGCTAGTAGCATAGACTATCAAAAATACCTAGAACAAAACATAATGAAACTGAATTACAGGTCGTTTATTCAGGTGGTTATATTAGGGTCATCATCATACGAGCCGTTTATGAAGATGAAACCAAGATATAGAAGAGAAGTTGTTGAAGAGATACTTGATATCAGAGTTTTTGGCCTAATGGACTTGATTTTGCGTTCCCAACAAAGCGATTTACAAAAAAAGTTGACGGAGGTGAGGCACCAATGCGAGTTAATAAAGACCAAGTATGAAACTGAAGCAAAATACTTAAAGTCTCTGGAACAGGCAGGTAACGACAACCAGACGGTAGCGCTAAAAAAGATAGAAGAAAATGATAAAAATAGACTAGAATATGAACAAAAACTACAAAAACTAAATGAAGAGATTGCCGTTAGTCAAAAAGAGTTAGAAGGCAAGGACAAGACTACAAACAAGTTAAAAGAGTTAAGTAAACTTGAAACAAAGATAGAACAAAATGTATCTACACATAAAAAAACATTAAAGTTTTTTAAAGAAAATGATAATTGTCCTGTGTGTACTCAAAAGATAGATGAGGAGTTTAAAGATAACAAATGCAAAGAAGAACACGGTACAATTTCCAAACTAGAAGGCGGTCTAGTCCAGCTCGTAGAAGAAATCTCCAAACAAGAACAAAAAGTTTCTGCTTTCGACAAGGTTTCAAACAAAATATACGATATGAACCTGGAGATTGCCAAAATAAGCTCATCGCTAGAGAGTTTAAAGAAGCATAGTGACCAAATACAATCTGATTTAAACAAAAGAAATCAAACAGCAACTGATATAGAAGAAATTAAAGTTAACTTAAAACAAATGAAAGTTGATTTAAAAGAGGCTGAATTAAACCTAGACAAAGTACAAGAAGAAAAAGGTTATGTAGATGTATTAAGAGAAATACTTAATGACAAAGGTGCTAAAGCACAAATTATTCGTAAGTATGTACCAATTATGAATACACTAATTAACAAGTATTTACAACAAATGGATTTCTTTGTATCGTTTCATTTAGATGAAGAGTTTAATGAGACCGTCAAGTCAAGATTTAGAGACACCTTTAACTACAATAACTTTAGTGAGGGTGAAAAGATGAGAATAGACCTTGCTTTACTATTTACTTGGCGAGATATTGCAAGAATGAAAAATAGTACAAACACTAATCTATTAATACTAGATGAAATATTTGATAGTAGTTTAGATGGCCAAGGTACAGATGATTTCTTTAAAATTATCAAAGGATTAGAAAGAGAAAATATTTTTATTATATCTCACAAAGGTGATATTATGTTTGATAAGTTTTCTAATATTATTAGATATGAAAAGTACAAGAATTTTACGAGGTTAGTAAATGCCTAATTTTGAAAGATGGTGGCCTGAAACTATTGCCTTTGATTATTACACCAAAGATAAAGAATATCTTAATGTATTAGTTGATAAATGTTATGAAATACAAAAGAGTGTAAAAAAAGGTGGTGAATTTTGGGAAAGTGATGTTTATAACACCATGATGAAACATGATTTAAGAAAAGAACCTGTATTTAATAAAATTATTAAGTGGATTGATAATTCTGTATATGATTATTTGGCAGATTTAGGGTTACCATTTGCAAGGAACAATGTAGAACCAGAACTATCATGGTTTAACATATATAAAAGAGGTGATTATCAAGAATACCACCACCATGCAGGTTGTATTGCTTCAGCAATCTTTATATTAAAATCAGGTGGTAATACGAAAATTAATTTTGAGAAACCTTTTCAAGAAATGATATTTTCTGAAACACCAACAGAAATACAATATGAAAGTGAAGACGCTAAATTAATTATTTTTAGAAGTCATGTTAAACATAGTGTAAGCAGACATGATTTTGATACAGATAGAGTTAGTTTAGCATTTAATTATAGGAGAACATATGACAGACACAATACCTGAACTAAAATTAGTACCACCTACCGACCCTAGAGTACAATCAGCAATAGCACCTTATACAGACGAGGCGTTAAAAGAAGCTGGTTTTGAAAGTAGAAAACAATTGTCAGAGGCAATGTTTAATGCAATGGGAAAATATGGTGGTATAGGTTTATCTGCCAATCAAGTTGGTTTGCCCTTTAATATGTTTGTTATGGGTGGTCATCCACAATTAAACAATGGTTTAAAAATGACATGTTTCAATCCTGTTATCATACAAGCGAGTGTAGATACAATTATGATGAAAGAGGGTTGTTTGACTTACCCCTACCTATTTTTAAATATTAGTAGACCTAGAAAGATTACTGCTAAGTATGAAGATGAAGAAGGTAATTTAAAAGAAGCTTCATTAGATGGTATGTTGAGTAGAATATATCAACATGAATACGACCATATGTTAGGCAGAAACTTTACAGAGTTAGTATCTAAATTTAAATTAGATATGGCAAGAAAGAAAGCCAGTAAATTAATTAAGAGGGCAACAAGGTATGCAAAAAACCAGAAGACTTAATAATGGTGAGTTAGTTAATGAGTTAAAAAAACCAATTAGTTTAACTATAAAAACTAAAGTACCTAAAAAGTGGAAAATAATTGATATGGAAACTGGTCAATCATATGTGGCGACAGGTAAAACAAAATTATATGAAATGTGGACACCTTGTAAAGATATAACAATAAAACAAAAAATAGATAATTTAGAAAAGAAATTAGATAAACATATAGAAGATATATGGACGGTGTATAAACCAATCAAAAAAATATTAGAAAAGTTAGAGAGATTTAAATTATGGTAAAATATAAAGTTATAGATAATTTTCTACCAGAAGGATATCATAATCATTTATTCAATTTAATGACCAAAAGCGAAACATTTGCATGGTCTTATAGACCAAATATATCACTTCACGACAAAGAAAATGATAGTTTACATGATTATGGTTTTAATCATATACTAGATGATAAATCTCCTTATCACTTATTATTTTATCCTTTATTATTACAAGGTTTAGATGTAGCAAAAACAATGAAACTGGCTATATCTAAAATATATAGAGCAAGAGCTGATATGACAACTTATAGTGGTAAAGAACATACACATCCACCTCATGTAGATTTTACAGATATGTCACATATTAGTTGTGTGTATTATATAAATGATAGTGATGGCGATACTATATTATATAACGAAGAGTATGATTTTACCTGGCGTGGTCAAGATACATATAATGATAAGATAAAAAATCTAACAGAATTGTACAGATGTTCGCCAAAGGCAAACAGAGCTTTCTTTTTTAATGGTCTAAATCTACATACAGGACAATCACCATCTAAAAATAAGATAAGAACCATAGTAAATATGAACTACGCTTGACATTTTAACATTATTTTAGTAGGATAACATTATGACTTATTCGTGGAAAAAAGGAATGTCTATTGACGACCAATGGCAGAGTTGGCAAGAACACAATCCGATAGACAAAATTGAAGCACCAGATACAGAAACATTAAAAGAGGCAGTTGTAAAAGACTTGTCTTATGTATCAGCCATGGATGTAAAAGAATATACACTATATCAAAAATGGTGTGAGGTGCATGACAAA